ACCATATTCTGTTGGTCATTCTTATAGCCAAAGTCGGTTTCTGCAGCAGCATTGGTAGCAATAGAGTCTGTATTACCAGAGTTCATGCTTGCAACCACAGCCGACACTTTGAAGGCAGCGTTAGCATCGGGTGGGGGGGTCTCTCTCTTGTTTCTAATCTCTTTAGTTTCATAGAAGTGAATAAGGTCTACATCTGGATATAACTTGCCGTAGTATTTTAACCATGTATCAAAAGAAGTTCCGACACCGTTTTCGGAATGTTCATCTGGGTGTATTAGGCGCTCTTCTTCTACAAGGGATTCAACTACAACAGGAGTAGAAGTAGTATCAAATGATTCACTTCTTAATTTTGCGTTTGCAACTGCTTCAACCTTCTCTACTTTATCACCTGTAGGCTTTGGCGCTACAAACGCGTTATTGTCTTCCATGTCTTGAGTATAAGGTACAGTACCTTGTAGGCCTGTGAACTTGTTCTGTGATGTCGTTGAGTTTTCGTGCTTCATCTTATTCTTTTCCTTTGTCGTTAGACTGAATGTCGCATCCATATTTCTTCACAGATTTCAAATCTTTGGCGAATGTTATTGCATTTTTGTGTATGTTGTATCTCGCTCTTACATAGTTGATTGCAGGGACACAATCTAGTTTTGGGTCTTTGGTTGTACCAATTCTAAACTCCCTCATCAAGTATCTCCTGCTAACTGCTGCTTGGTCTTCTCTAATGCCAAGGTATTTGGTAACTATTTCATCAACAATATCTCTAGGGTTTACCCCTTCTGCCCTAGTTCTGTCTTGTAATTCTGCGATTGCTCTCGTCATCCACACAAGATGCTCGCCTTGTGCAAACGCACCATAAGCGCCTACCTGTTTCTGGAAGTGAGGCTTTAACAACGACACTGCAAGTTGGTAGTCGTTAGACCTAGTAACATCAATCATTGTGTCTTCAAGTGCGCTCTTCAATAAAGGTGTCGCTGTCTTGTAAGAAACCCTGCCTTCTTCTATGTATGCTTTAACTGTATCAATCTGTTGCTGTTGTGTTTCTGTGGTTGTCATCAAGTACATCGTCAACTCGTTTACCGAGGCATCATCATCAAAGTCATACTTACTGGTAGTAACTGCGCCAAGCAATGTTTCATAACCAGATTCAGAGAACATATCTTTGTTCTTTGTAAGATAATCAATAGTGATAGTTTTATCTTTCATAACTAGAGATGTCAGCGCATCCACGAAGTTCTGGCTTTGCTCTCCTGTCAATTCTTCTTCTTCTTCTTTTTCTTTAAATTCAATGAAATCTTGCTCTCTTTTCCACTCCTTGTTTAGTGTGTCGTATATTTTGTCACGCATGTTGTCTTTACCCACAGTCGATATTACATATTCATCAAGTATATCTTTAGTCAGTATTGCGCGAAGATGGTCCTTGCTATTGATATAGGCAATAGGGTCTTTCATAAATTCCATTTTCATCTTTATGCCTGTGCCATTTTTCAGTGCCTGGTTGTACTCAGCAAGGAAAATAGCGGTATAAATCTTTGTAGAGGCATCTTGTTTTTTATTTAACACATCGCCTTGCTTGAAATGTCCGCCAGGCACACTCATCATCTTGTTTAAATCAGATGTTATTGTTGCAAACTGATTCTGTACTTGTACGCCAAAACCTTTTTGATAAGCATCTAGTGTTAAATTAGAGTCATAGTCAAACGTCTCTGGGTCGTTAGAATGAAAGCCATCATAATATTTTTCCACTGCCTGCTTAACAATTGCTGTCGCTGTGTTTACATTTTGTACGTGTCCTGCTTGAATCTGGTGTAGGTTTACAAGATTCTTCTTTTCGTTCTCAATCTTATAAATATCACGCTCGTGTAGTCCTGCAATCTCATCAATCTTGGCTGCTGCGATAGCATTGAAGGTTGGGTCTGTAATACCAGATAACATTTCTGTCTTATACTTATCAACCAAAGAAGTGAACGCTTGTGTGTTCTCTGAGTTTAATACTGCATACTCATTAATATCGTTAGCAATATCTGTTTCAATGGATGCACCGTAAGCCTTAACAGCAGCATCATTCCATGCAGCACCATATATAGTACCCGCACTTTTCATCTGTAGTTTTAACTTCTCATCACCCTTTGCAGCAGAAATTCCTGCTATAGAGCCTTCTGATTTTCTAACTGCAGTTTTATTCTGAACAGTTTGTTTATAGAAACTATCTATGGTGTTAGTAAGTGTCTGCCACACCTCTTGTGTACCAACAGTGGCAACTGCTTGTACTGGATTGTTGAATTTATAGACCTGTTGGCCTGTTTGTTGGTTTTGTGCCATATCTATTTATCGTTTTTAAAGTTCATACCAAAATAATTGAAGTCTTTACCTTTTCCTGCAAGGTTACTTGCATCATTGTAACCACCAACAACCGATGTCGCTGATTTCATAAGTGCCATAGTTTGAGCATTATTGGCCTGCATTGTATTTGCTCTCATCTTGTTACCTGTGGTGATTCTATCTGAACCAACCTGTAGTTTAAATTTGTTTTCACTAGACGACTGGATTGTTTTTAATGTTCCAGAGACCATGCTCAAGCCACTTGCGCCTGCGTTTACAGCGTTAGATGCCATCATATCATTCAGTTCTATCATTCTAGTCAACTCTCGACTCTTTAATGCTGACTCTTCCTGCTCATTGGCCGCCTCTGCTTCCCCTCTTGCAGCCTTCGCCTGCATAGCAGCAGATGCAATTGTCATAATTACCATTGCTTGAATACCCATACTATCCTCTCGCCTGTACTTCTAAACTTAAACCCAACAACGTCATCGGCATTGGGTCATCTTGTGTAATTGTAACTTGGGTTGTTTTAGAATACCCAAGCAATGGAACTGTCTTGATACCTGTAAATGTTTTTAGTCCTGTGCCTAATACATTAACACCAAAATTTCTCACTGGTAACGCCTTGCCATTGATGCTAACGCCCGATGATTCATACAGTTGTGCTGATACTCTAAGTATTCTTCTTGCCTTCGTATTGATTGGGCCAGAGGCAAACTGTATATTAACAGGCATTGTCTTAATTGTTACTCCATACTGAAGACCAACCTCAACGTCAGTACCTGGTGTATCCAGTGTAATCTTTCCATCTACTGGTATCTTGCTCTCGGCAACATATCCATCTACCCTTACTCGACACTCAATACCATTAAGATGGTCAGTTTCCAGGTCAACCTCGGTCATTGCTGCTGTGTCCTTAACTCGCACCGATGAGTCTGTGTAATGGTCATGAGTTAAGGCTTCAACGTGATATTTCAGTGTCCAAACACCACCCTCATGCGCCTGGTTGCTATTATCATCTCCTGCTAGAGTAGAGCCGTCTGCTGTGGCAGTAAAGATGTCACCTATAATTGCAGGAGAAGGGCCTCCTACTGAACTCCAATCGGTAGTGCCTGTTACGTTGGATATTCGGTAATTTGTATCAATCTTAAAATCACCTGCACTAACTTCTGGGTCATCTATAGTAGGGTCATACGATATACACTGTGCAGCATTAAGGCCAACGATACTACAATGCCCTCGTGCCACATAAACATACACAACATCCTCAACTACAGCGACATCCTGCATCATTCCATCTGTTTCAAATTTAGTCCATGCTTGAACTTCCTCTGCTCTATTTGTGATGAATGTTGCCATAGTGCCATCACCATTCACAATATAGATATAGTTACCCTCATTAATCACATCACCAGTTAATGATGCCATTGATACAGGGTTATTAGTTAAATGAGGTGCTAACAGGTTAATCTCTGTGGAGTTGTATGAGTTTTCTTGATAGGCAAACAAGAACTCTCGAACTTGCTTACCGTTTCTTTGAACAAACACGCTAGCACCATCAACATTTATCGGCCTTACACTTGGTAATGCACCGAATCTGGTTTGCCTAAGTACACCAATATTACTAGGCTTAATTGGTCTATCTGGTACGTGAAACTCACCACCAGTTGTAAATATCTGTAGATGTTGGCCAGACACTAAGTAAAGAATAGCGTTTACTGAGTCTGTGTCTAATGTAATGTCAATTGCCTGGTCATCTCTTGCTGAACCTCTATCAAAGTTAAAGAAGTCGCCTGTTACTGAACCCCATAATGTTTGAGGTAGTTGCGTAGAGTTGCTGAACCATAGTCTGCCTTCATGGAAGGTACATACACCTGGGTATCCATGCACTGATGTCCAAACCACTTCTTCCAAAGACACGTCTTCGCCATTAATGCTTGCTGTTCCCCCATTGAACTTCAACTCAGAGAACTCTTGTAACACCTTTCCAGTAATACTTTGACCGTCTTCTGTGGTGTTAACTGCTGTAATACGAATCTTACCACCACCACCTTGAAAGTAACCACCCACATGTTCGTCAGTTACAGGATTTCCAGATAACACATTGATTGTTGTGCTGTCGCCTAACTTTGGCGCTGTAGTGGTTGACCTCTTCCATGTAGTGCTATCATAGTCTTTGTTGAAATCGTAAGTAGGTAAATACTTAAAGGACAGGTTTGATATAGCCCATAAGTTGTGTGCTGTTCCTCTAACAATCTTTCTAGGTGCATGGTCATTATGAGTAACAATAAGTGTGTCTGCTGATTGAGTCCAACCAATATTCGGCAACTCTGATGCAGTATAGGTGGTTACTAAGTAAGGTAAAGGGTTAGGAGTTAATTCGTTAATATTTGTTTGTAATACGCCATCTTTGTAGATGTACATCTTTCCAGGCGCGAAGACTAGCAGGTATGTCTGTGTAATGTTAAATTCAAACTCAACAAACCTTACTATAGGCTCGTTTAATTCATGAATATGTCTTAATCCTTGTCTGCGTTTCACACCACCCTGGCCTAGACAAACTACATTGGTTAATGTTTCAGCACCTTTGTAGTAGTTCTCATAGTCATGTCTTGATACAAGTCTAGGGTCTAGTTCACCTGCTGAGAAGGTTGTTTGTGATGCTACTGCTTGAGGCATTAGAAACGTGACCTAACAATATGTGAATCTCTTCTTGGTGAGATTGAAGGCGTTGCTTGTGAATCAACAGTCTTGGCTCTCTTTAATTGGTTCTCTGCAAGGGTTGCGTAATACTCTCCCTTAGTAGATGACTCAGTAATAGGTATTGCAAACACAGATGCCAGTCTTAACTCTAGCAACTCAGTAAAGTATGCAGGCAAGAATGATTCATCTGGTTTGTACGTGTAGTCTAAGATTATAGATGTGTTGTTAGAGAACAACTTATCACCATATATCTGATAGTTATCGTTGTTAGCATCTACATGTTGCGCCACTAGAAAATCAGCAGGCAGTTGAAAACCATACTTCCATTGATTAATTGGTGTTGCAGTAAGCCTAGACAGTGTTTTCTTATTAGATGCAAAGCGCCAAGGGTGAAGAGTTAGTAAACTCTCGTAACTTGCTTGGTATAGGTTTGATGCTATTAATCCTGCTGTTGTATCGTCTGCAAATGAAGAGATAGGCGATTCACCAATCAGCAACAATGCTTTGGATGCAATATCAATACTACTGTTATTTACTACTGCTGACATGCTAACTTCCTAAATTGATTTAATAAAAGGCCCTCATAAGAAGGCCTAGAGTTAAAACAACTTATGCAGTTTCGTCAATTTCAATTAAGACAATACCTGCTGTATCAACTGCTACTGCACCTGCTTTCATCTTACCAAGTGATAACCAAGACACCTTCTCTGGTACATAGTTTACCTCTGTAGATAAGTCGATGCCGATTGCTAAACCAACTGCTGACTTGTGGTATGCGTAACAATCACGAATGTTTGCAGCAACTACTAAGCCACCTTCTGTACGAGTTTCAATCATCTTCCACTCAAAACCCATGAAAGTATTAATCTCACCAGACATCAATACGCGTAGTGCATTGTAGTCTGAAGAAGTGATAGTTGAATCGTTCATCATTGACTGAATCGCTGCAGGTGAAACAACCATAACACGACCTTCCATTGGAACGCCACTGTCAGATAACTCAGCAGATGCGCCAGTAATCTTAGCCAAAGTCATGTTGGTGTTAGCGTTAGC